TCGTTACGGTTAGGCTTCATGTCCTCCATCTTGCACTTACGGATCTTCCAGACCTCATCTACCACAGCTTTAAGATGGGATCCAATCTGGGGTGTAGAGTATTGCACATGGACAAAAGATCCAGTAAGAGGATAGTAGTGTGCTGCAATAATATTTGAATAAGGCACATTGTATAGCTTACTTACAGCATACACATAACCCTTAAGCTGAGAGTCTTGGTAGAGTTCAACTTTAGACTTCTCTTTCTTGGAAGTCTTGTAGTCAATGACTAAATAGCCACCGTCCTTACCTTTGACGATTCTATCAATTACGCCATTCAAGGTAATGTCATCTTTAACCTCAACTTCAAACGAAAGCTCTGTGGCAACCGTTTCATTAAGTTGTTGATTGAACTTAACAAAATTCTCGATACACTTTAAATCTTTGCCATCGTACTTCTCTGATACGCTGTATGAACCCCTTACCTCTTCAGCTATCCGAACTAACTCCTCTTGAGACTTTGCGTTCACTCCGTTCTCAAAGATCTTGTGGACATAAGATCCAAAGTGCAGAGCGTCTGTGTTTGAGTCTTCAGGTTCAGGAAGCCTATCGACGTAGCGGTAACGATACTTCAATTTACACTGTTTAAAGGTTTGATACTTAGATTCGGAAATAGTTTGTATGTACAATATAGCACCTCAGTTTATTAGAGACTACATTACCAAGAATTTTTCCAATATTGGTAAACTATCTGCTAATGGCCGAGAGTTTATAATGGAGTCGCTTTTTATCGAAAACGATTATAAGCGACACATGAGCATTAATATAGATAGTGGTCTATGGCAGTGCTTCAAGACTGGACGTACAGGAAACTTCGTCAGATTCTACGCAGAAGCTGAAAATCTCCCCTACTTCAAGGCTTACAAGGATCTCTTAGTTAAGAACTTCTGTTTCCTTGGTGACGATACAATTCCTGATATCGTTAAGGAGGAGCGTCAGCTAGAACTTGATACTGATAGTCTAATACCACTTAATGTTGCGTCTGGATTCTCCGAAGATCCTAAGATATTGAACGCATGGAATATTCTATTTAGTAGAAAGCTTTTCAATGAATCAAATGATACAAGACCAGAATACTACCTATGCTTGGATGGAAAGTTCAGAGATAGAATTATCATTCCGTTTAGTAAGGATGGTGTCGTGTTCTATTTCCAAGCCCGTGCTACTGGAGATCAGCGACCCAAGTATCTTAATCCTTCAACTGAGATAGCTCCCAACCCATCTGAGATACTGTATCCCTACGATGAAGATGCTGATCATCTAGTTGTTTGTGAAGGCCCACTAGATGCTATCTCTCTACAGCTACAGGGTGTAAACGCCACGGCTACTATGAAGAATACCGTTAGCCCTCGTCAGGCAGAAATCCTATCAACATTCCAAGGCAAGATTATTCTAGGATTTGATAATGATGCAGCGGGTAAAAGAGGTATCCAAGCCTTTGAAAGACTACGAAAGGAGCGTCGTATGAATCCTTTCTATGTCTGTGATCTTCCAAACAAGTGCAAGGATTGGAATGATGCTCATATAAAGGGAGTGAGCCTTCCTCAGTGGATTACCGAGAAAAGCTCACTGTATAATTTTGATTATAAAGTTATGAGTGAAATCAACTTATTGTAAAATAGAATGGTTTTGTGATTATTGTATCACCCACTAAGTTATATTTTGCAATTAATCTATAGGTTCCTGTAAGACCTCCAAAGTTTGCTACTTGTGGGTGAGTTGCAAGTTTTGTAGTATCAAACTTGAATAAAATAGTATTATCTGAAGTAATATCTATGGTAGAACTAGTATTGGAGAATCCAGAAACCTCTACTGTTGCTGGTAATGTTGTTGAATCTTCATTTACTTTTTCAATCTTTATTTGAGCGTTTGTTAATGCAGAATCTTTAAATAAATTTTTTATACTATCGTCAATGTCTCTATTTTGAATTGTTATATCAGTAGTAATTTTCAGAGTTTCTATTGAGCTTAATGTTAGCCTTTTATTTAATAAAGTATTATTTGTTGTAAATATTATTGGTTGAGTTACGCTGAAGAATGTATCTTCATAAAGACTAAAATCATTTATGAAAGTTTGATAATTTGAACCATCAACAAACTTAACTGTCCAACAATCTATAAAATCTCCAGTAACAGCATCATCAGATGTATAACTTATAGTAACAGAGGATCCATGTAATGTATATATACCTGAAATGTCTGGTCGTAATACACAAACATATTGACCTACTCCAGTTCTGTATACACCACTAGCAGCTAGACGGCTTGCTGGACCAGTTCCTTGACCTGTGAATCTATATCCACTAGGATCTTGTGCAGGGAATCCTCCATCTTGTCCTGATGGATTATAATGCATGATAATTTGAGAAGAGGTTATACTCGTAGATATTAAGTTTTCATCAACTACGGAATTTGGATTAAAATTATCAGATTTACTAAATACTGTAACTCCACTAATTTCGTAAGGATCATAATACTCACCATCGTTAATAAAGAAAGCTCGTAAAGCCACTCTTTGGATAACTGTTGGTCTATTATGTCTATCTACTAGATCTATTCCGTTTAATTGCATCTTCTTGTCTTTCTAAATCATCTTTTAATATTTTTATAAAAGAAGTCCTTTCAATTCGAGTCATATGTCTTACATCCATATAAGTAAAATGACCCTTATTTACCAATATATAGGCTTCTAGAAGCAAATTATCTAAATTAGTAATCTGTTCTAGCTCACGTTGAAAAAATTTTCGTTAATTGGTAAATCAACTATTGATACCCCTCCACATTTCTTGCATTCAAATTTTATATTAGTATCTACTCCGTAGTCTAATTTTAATGCATTAAGGATGGTTTTTATATCTCTTATTGGCAATTTATTTATAACTGCTGCGATAACTGCCTTATCAGAATATCCATCAATATCTATAATGAATCTCCAAATCTGATCATAAGGATTATCCTTTTGAGCTAGAATAGCCTGATCCTTAAGTCTAGGGTATCTAATTTTAACTTTTTTGTTAAGTTCTGGTAGTGTTACAGTTATAGGGTCTTGGAAATCGTCTGGAACTGGGTTTACATTTAATTGTGATAGTTTTACCGTAACTGGGTTTTCTTCTCCACAAGAATTGCATATAAGTAGAGTGCTGTAATCATCTCCGTATGAAATTTCTCTTAATTTCATGATTAAATAGAGCTTATCCATAGAAAGAAGTTCAGAAATATTAATATTAGTAACACATCGCTGAAGAAGCAGATTTATTGGATCTTGTTCTTTCTTTGCGCTTACTAAAAACTTTTCATCGTCAAATGTCATAGGTCTAACAGTCACAGGTTGACCTGGATCTATTAACGTATAGACTCTACATTCTGAAGGTAGCTTTACCTCAACATCAACACTAGTTGGTAAATCCTTTAGAATATCCTCTACAATCTTTTGTTTTGCTTCATCTAATCCCATTTGTTTCATAATAAATTAACTCCTATAAGTGAGAATGCATAAACTATAATAGTGTAATGAAAATCTATGTCGATACCTTAAACTCTAGAATAAACACAGATAATCCTGATCTGTTAAAAGCATTGTGTGAATTATATGCTTTTAAAGAGCCTGGATCTGAGTATTCTATGGCATATAAGCGGCGACATTGGGACGGTAAGGTTAGATTTATTTCCAACACAGGTCTTTTTAAATCGGGATTATTACACAGAATACTTGAAGATCTTAAGAAGATAAATTGCACTCCTGAAATTATATACGAGGATAGTGCTAAAAGAGCTAATTTTGACCACTCAGAGTTTGGTTTTGATAAGTTCAAATATTATGATTATCAGGAAAAACTTATAAGAAATGGTCTAGAACAACACCGTGGAATAATAAAGTCTCCTACAGGTTCAGGAAAAACCTTAATAATGGCAGGTCTAATCAAGGCTTTGCGAGGCAGAAAGATGGTTATCTTATTTAATGCCAAGCAACTATTAACTCAAACTTACAAGTTCCTTACTGAATCCTGCGGTATTGATAATGTAGGACTGTGCTTCGGAGAAGGTTATATCTATGGAGATATAATGCTTTGTACCATTCAAAGTATAGAAAGAATCCTGGATACACATCTAGAATCTGCTGAAGTTCTAATGATTGATGAGTGTCATGAGTTTGCTAATGGAAAACAGACTTTGGCTGCTATCAGAAGTTTTCCTAATGCGGTCTATCGTTTTGGATTTACCGCTACGCCCCCAAGCGATAATATTCCCAGGTATAACCTTGAAGGTGCTTTGGGTAATGTTATTCAGGTCGTAGATACTGCAAACCTTATTGAAGCAGGAACGCTAACTAAGCCTATAATACAAATTATTAACAGATCCTATTCTGCTAGTGGAGCAGATGAAGATATGAGTTTCCAAGATGTTTATGAAACTTTCGTTGTTAATAATG